TTCCTTAAACCTTGATATTTTTGCTCTTTCGAGCCATTCTCGCCTTGCACTTGACCACAGTCGGGTGTGGGGCGTGAGAACCTCTCATATACCGGGCAAAGTAACGTGTCCGTTAATTACGTTGCTCTCTGATCGAAATAATGGTCAGAGGGCGGCTACTGCTATAGTGTGCCTCGGCATAAAGGCTTTAGCGGTCGTGTATATGCGGCTTCTCAACGTTCCTCTGGCCGCCTCAGAAATTGAGGCGGCTTCTAAGAACAAATAAAGCCAAACATATATGAAACACTACATCTTAGCAGGAATTTCTGCTACAATCGCTGGAAGTTTCCTTTGCTCCTGCTCAGGAACTTATGAGGCCATGAATAAAGCTGCAGGTCTTGGCGTTATCAAAAGTAAGCAATCGACTTTTGATGGGAATAAGACCATTTCCATGACACCTAGTCTTCTCTACCGAAAAGAAATATTTGGAGAGAACTTTCAACTCGGAGCTACATGGTCCGCTTCGCAGCCAAACTACGTTGGGCTACATGTTCTCCATAGCGGATCATCTGGATACGGAAAAAGCTATTTAAGTATCCAAGGACTAGACATTAATATCGATGGAACTATTAGCCGCCACAATACAACAGGTGTGACGAGTTTCGATAATAGTGGCTACAACACCATTTCTAAGACCATTTACACAAAGAGCCATAACACGGTGCTAATCCCACTATCAAAGCTTGAACGGATGCTGGTAGCAAATGACTGCCGCCTTCGAATCCGCACAAGCCAAGGAAGTCATGATCGAATTTTCTCCAAGGAGAGAAACGGTGGTGCTCCTCTCGCAAAATATGACCTGAAAAAGTTCGTAGCTAAAATCAAATCCGCTCAATAACCCATCCCCATTAAGAATTATGTCAAATTACGTTAAGAAAACGTTGATTGCTGAGGAACATGTCATTTATTCAGGGAGACTGAGTCTATGGTATTTTGCCCTTCGGGTCCTATTAGGAATTCTGCTCCTTCCAGTGTTTGGGATTGGATTGATTTTTCTTCTCCATGCATTCATCGAATATATTTCGACGGAGCTTGCTTTCACTAACAAGAGAGTTATAGCGAAGATAGGGTTTATCCGTCGAGACACAGTCGAGCTCAATATCGGGCGAGTAGAAAGCATTCAGGTTGTGCAATCTATTCTAGGGCGTATACTCAATTTTGGAACGTTAATAATCTCGGGAGCGGGAAACCCTCAGACTCCGATCAAAGGCATTTCACGTCCCATGAAATTTAGAAAACAATTCATGGAGCAACAAAGTCTAAGCTCTTCCTAAAACGGAAAAACTTTCCCCCCTTTGCAAAGGGGGGATTCTAAATGTTCGACCCAAAGAGGCATTTAAGATTCATAATGGTGTGATTTCCATCATTATGAAAAAGTTAAAAATAGAAAACATAGATATTTCTGCGATAAAGCCTCACCCGCAGAATCCACGTAAGCACCCAAAGAATCAGATCGCTCAAATTGCCCAAAGCATTGAGATTTTTGGATTTAATAATCCTGTTCTCATTGACGAAAGTAATCGATTGATTTGCGGTCATGGTCGCATTCAAGCCTGTAAAAAGCTTGGATGGAAAGAGGTTCCCGCTATTCGGGCAAAGGATTTAGGCGACGAAAAAACACGAGCCTACATGATAGCGGATAATCGTCTCACTGAGAATTCTGTGTGGGATGAGGATTTGTTGGGTGAGAACTTCAAAACCCTTTCAGAGCTAGATTTGGACTTTGATATTGAAGTCATCGGCTTTGACTACGGAGACATCGAAAAGTTCATCAACTTAAACGAAGATGAGGAGCCCTCAAAAGAGGAAACGGTTATCACTCCTGACGAAGCTCCTCAAATTGCTAAAGAAGGAGATTTATGGGCACTAGGGAATCACCGCATCTATTGTGGAGATAGTTTGAAGAAAGAAAGTTATGAGTCTCTTTTCTCTGGAACTTCAAAACAAGCCTCCATAGTATTCACAGACCCACCTTATAATTTATCCGCACGTGATATCAGCCAAACTTGTGCAGAGCACCATGGAGATTTTGCCATGGGTTCTGGAGAAATGAGCTCTCAAGAATTCACGTCCTTCTTACAACAAATTTTTGAAAATTTGGTGTCTCATACTGCAGATGGTTCTATCCACTATATCTGTATGGACTGGCGTCATGCACCAGAGTTATTGGAAGCGGGTTCACAGGTGTATGAAGAACTCAAGAACACCTGTGTGTGGGTCAAAAGCACAGGTGGCATGGGGACCTTTTACCGTAGCCAACATGAGCTGATCTTTGTCTACAAAAACGGCAAAGCCAAACATCAAAACCATTTTAAGCTAGGACAGCATGGCCGCTATCGTTCCAACGTTTGGAACTACCCATCTGTGATGCACCTTGATGCAAAAGACGGAGATAAAGCCGGCAAAGAAGCTCTGCAACTCCACCCAACGATCAAGCCTGTAGCGATGATTGAGGATGCTTTGAAAGATTGTTCTCGTCGTAAGGAAATTGTCTTAGATGCCTTCCTTGGTAGCGGAAGCACCCTCATTGCAGCTGAAAAAGCCCAGCGTATCTGCTACGGCATTGAGCTTTCACCTCGTTATGTCGATGTCGCCATACAGCGTTGGCAAGAATGGACAGGTAAAACCGCCTTAAACCTTAACGACACAAAATCTACTCATAAAGACTAAACCAATAAAATCCACCATGAGCAAAGAAGAAAAAGATTACGAAGTGGGCTATGGTAAACCGCCTAAGCATACACAATTTAAACCAGGACAGTCAGGTAACCCTCTGGGGCGACCAAAGAAGAAACGAACTGTGGATGATATTATACAGAAAATCCTACAAGAAGAAATCATGATCAATGGAGAGAAGAAATCAACAAAGGAGCTCTTCTTAAGGTCTATGATGAAGAATGCGATTAAAGGCAATGCGACTGCGACCAAACTACTCCTATCATTAATCAATGACGAAGCAGAGATCGAAGACTTCACGCCTGAGCTAGATGACAAAATCGCAATGATGAAGGTTCAACGGAGCCTTGATGCTCTACAACGCAAAGAGGAAGGAGAATAAGGCTCATGAATGAATACGAACTCTTATACAGAATGCGTTACCACTCTTATGTGGATTTTGCCTTCAGAGAATGCTACCCAGATGAGTATTTTTATGACAACTGGCACATCGAATTGATTTCTGAGCTGCTTCAATTCATGGTCTTATCTGATGAAGAGGATAAACTTACGAGAGCGGTGTTTAATCTACCTCCTGATCACTTCAAGACACATCTGTGCTCCACCTTTTTGGCTACTTGGTTTCTCGGACGAGATCCAAGAAAGTCCGTGTTGATTTTGTCTGAGAACCCAGGAGCGGCCTTCGAACTGCAGGAACGTTGTGCAGATCTTATGAATCGACCACGTTATCGTTCCTTGTTCCCTAGGGCAAAGATTAAATCCAGAGGGAAAAAGGTCGAGTTTGCTTATGGAGGGTGCATTCAGCACACAGGCATCCGTTACAGTAATATTCGTCAGAAGAATGATTTGGTTATTATTGATAATCCTCAAAGCCTTCAAACTTTGGATCGTTTGGATCCTCACACTTTAGTAGAGCTACCGAGACTATTGAAAGATCCTAAACGAGGTCTTATCGTGATGAATACTAGGCGTCTTAGTGCAGCCGACATGAGCTACCACCTCTCTAATATCCCTGGTTGGACAAACTTCACTTTTCCAACCATTGCCCCTGATAATCGACAATTACTTTTTCCTCCCCATTTTCATTACGATTTAGACAAAGGAGAGCCTATTGAACCAGTAGGAAGAGACTGGTCAGAAATTGAAGCAAGTCTCGAAGAACTCGGCTGGGAGCATTTCCTGTATCAGCATATGCAAGGTTGTTATAAGCTCGATTTGAGTAATCGTTCTTATCGCAAGATGGGTGAAAAAGATGGATTCCAATGGATGCAAATTGGTCAATTAGACGAAACTCAAATCGCACTTCGGGAGTTCAAACATCTTCGTGAACTATATTTTGGAGAACAAGCTGAAACGACTTGATAGAGTCTCCTTATAGAGCGTCCATGTAGGTCATATGACAACAATCAATAATCTATCCGAATACTCAAAAAATGAATTACTGGCACTTTGGAACAGCTTATCTATCAAACAAAAACCACCCAGTTCTATTAAAGTATTATTGCGAGAATTGGCTTATCAGCTTCAAGAGAAAGAATATGGAAAACTTGATAAAAACACAGCAGTTTCGTTGCGGCGTCACATGACAAGTTTTTCAAAGTCACTGGCAGATGGAAAGCGGACAACGACACCAAAAGCACCTTCACAGCCGGTTTTAGAAGCTGGCTCTATTATTCGAAAACAATGGCAAGGAAACGAATACACCATAAAGGTGCTAGGACGACGACTATTTGAGTACGAAGGGCAAAAATTTAAATCTCTCTCAGCTGTAGCCAGAGCTATCACGGGGCAACACCTATCGGGGCCATTATTTTTCGACCTCAAGAACAGTTAATTATGCCCAGAAAACCAATTAAACGCTGTGCCATCTATACTAGAAAGAGTTCCGAAGACGGGCTTGAACTAGAATACAATTCTCTCCACGCTCAGCGGGACGCAGCTGAAGCCTTTATCAAGTCTCAAAAGCACGAAGGCTGGAGAGTGATTAAACAGTCCTATGACGATGGAGGAATCTCTGGAGGGCACATGGAAAGACCAGCTCTTCAGCAAATGCTCAATGACCTCAAAGCGGGTAAGATTGATATTGTGGTCGTTTACAAAGTCGACCGTCTATCTCGCTCACTAGCTGACTTTGCTCAGATGATGAAGGTCTTTGATGATCATGAAGTTTCCTTTGTATCCGTGACTCAGCAATTTAACACTTCAAGTAGCATGGGACGCCTAACGCTCAATGTTCTCTTATCTTTTGCACAGTTCGAGCGGGAAGTGACAGGAGAACGGATTCGCGACAAGATCGCCCTATCAAAGAAGAAAGGAAGGTGGACTGGAGGTGTTCCACCTCTTGGTTATGATGCAGCAGGTGGAAAGCTCGTTGTTAATGACAATGAGGTAGAAGTGGTAAAACAATGCTTTGAGCTTTATCTGGAGTCCTCAGGATTGATTGAGACCATCAACAAGCTCAATAACAAAGGGTTAAAAACTAAACACTTTGTCAGTGCCAAAGGCAGAGTATATGAAGCCAAGCCTTGGATTGCCAAGCAACTCCACCGATTGCTTACCCAGCCAATTTATCATGGAATGGTTCAGCATAAGGGAGAACTATTTCAAGGGGTGCATGAAGCTATCATTGACGATGAGCTATGGAATCGAGTGCAAGCAAAACTTCGAGACCATCAGCCAGAATTTCAGCAAGGTGCAGACTCTAAAGGCTCCTCTTTAAATGCAAATAGTAGACTTCAGCATCCTTTGAAAGGATTTCTCCATACGGACGACGGCTTCGCATTAACCCCAACTTATACGAGCAAAAAGATAAAGCACCCTGATAATACAACTATTCGAAAACGGTATCGTTATTACGTGTCTCAACAGGCAATTGGACAGGGATACGAGTCCTCCAAGATCAAAACCGTGAATGCTCTCATTTTGGAAACCTCTGTGCAACAGATCATCGCCCAAGCACTTCCAACTCTTGCTGACTATATCAGTCTCGAGAATTTCTCCCCTGAAAAAATCAAACAAAACTTGGAAGAGCATGCTCTGTATTTGTCATCCATAGAAGTCCATGAAAGTGACTTCGTCAAAATCATCCATCTGTTGGCTCCCAAGATCACCCTTGGAACCGATAGCATCACAATTCGGTTGGAACTGACAAATCTCAAACTATTGATGTCGCCAGAACCAAAGCGAGATATAGTTCACCTAAAACCGCCCTCAGAACAATTTGATCTCAAGGTGGATGTTAAAAATGAGGTCGTGGTTTTGAAAGCCAACGTGAATCTAAGATGCTCCAGAGGTAAAACTGAACTGGTTAGCTCAGAAACAGGCAAAGTGATCACCCCAATTCATAGAGTTCCAAACACCACCTTGATTCAAGTTATTGTCCAAGCAGAATTCTGGCGGCAACAAATGATTGATAGTCCGACGAAGTCTCTGACCGAGATCATGAGACCTCATAAGGTTAAGCCTAATTATGTTCGTAGGCTGATCAATGCCGCCTACCTTGCTCCAGAAATTAAGAGAGCTATTTTTCAAGGGACTCAGCCTCCAGAACTCCAGGCTCAGGATCTTATTCAAAAGCACTCCATGGACTGGCAAGTTCAGAAAAAGGAGCTAGGCTTTGTTTAGTTAAGCGGCGAGCGCTCAGATTCTTCGAAATAGCCTCTCAGTATTCCAAAATCTTCTAAAGTGAACTGTCGGCCTAGTTCAGTTTGAGAGACTCGGGTTGAAAATTGAATAATAGCCTGAAATTAAGGGCTGTAATCGAAATCTGAGAGAGCCTGTAAGTTGGCTTTTCCCCGTAACATTGGGGACTAAGAGAGACTAAAAGTGCACTGAACTTTTAGTCTCTCAGAAAATGGCGGAC